ATGTTTCTGACATGCAGGCTTAGGTAAGCACCCAGCATTCTGTCTGAAGTAAAGAATACATGTTCCACTACAGCGCGTAGTGGAAAGAAAGTAAACGGCTCAGAATTCGAGCGGAAGAACCTTAACAGCGAGAGACTTTTTGCCAGATTTGCGCGGATGCCCTGAAGGCAGCAAATCATTATCAGTGGTATATCTCTCGTTCTTCGGCTTGCCCGTACTTAGCAAATGCAAGAAAGCATTCACGCGCGCATACGCCCAACGTCCACGGGTCATGCCCGGACGATGCGAAGACGAAAACGCTCCAGCACCACGTCGGTACACCGATTTCAAAGCACCCAACGAAGCACGAGTGTGCGCAGGCTTATTTTGCTTCTTCATCTTTTCGTTGTGTTCTTTGACTTTGTTTTTGAGCGCTGCCGTAGTCGCAGCATCGATCTCAATTTTCGAACCCGAGCTAGCGGACCGCGCAGTCCCCTCAGCATTGCGACTCGAACCAGAGCGACGCTCCTCAGGCAAGGCCGGGGTTGCAGCCAAACGATCACGGCGAGCCTTCCGCCGCTTCTTCGCCTTCGACTCAAAATCGTTCGCAGGAACAGTCAGATATTTGATCGTGTCACGCCATTCGGCATCACGTGGAACAGATTTGACAGAGCCGTCAAAATCAGATCCAACTTTCCGCGACAGAGACATCTGGTCCATCTCGCCAGACTTGATTTTCGCCTGACGACGAACACGGCGGATAAGTGCCTGTTCAGCGCGGCGCCTATCTCGGGCGGCCTGAGGCCCAATGCCCATGCGCCTCCGGTAATCCGAATTGTTGGTACAAGGAGTCCAAACCACATCCCCATCCGGCGTCGAGCGTCGAGCAATCCCAACACACCCCAACTGACGGGCACGAAGACGAGCAGAATGCGGGTTGGTGAAAACATCAGGGTCGCCGAGACGTGGCCGCGCGCGACCATAAATAAACTGCTGTTTGGCGCCTATCGCCGCAGAGACGAGTCCTCCACCCGGAAGTGTGTCGATTCCAGCCGGGCCATCGCTGCCAAGTTCCTCCCAACCATCACGGCGACGTTTCCCTTTTCGCTTCCGCTTTGGTTTTTCTTCTTCTTCGACATAGGCCTTCTTCTTCGGCTCGGCTCTGTTGGAAATCCGCATCAGTTCTTCATGGGTCGAGCATGGCATCAGCTGGCCGTCGGGGCCGCGGTGCGATCCAGTGCAGCCCAAGTAGCGCGCCATGCGCGAAATCATTTTGCGTTCGTCTTTTTCAGCTTCCTTTGCCACGGCGCTTACGCTTTCCCTTCTTCGCCGGAGGGCGACTCGGACGCGTTGTCGCTTCAGTTTCCTCAAAGCCCGCCGTGCCACCGACTGCGAACTCGGCGAAGTGGACGCGCATGATTCGATCGTTCTCGGGATTTGAGTAAAACCTGAGTGCTGCGAAAAATTCGTCGGACTCGTCGTCGTTTTCGGACAGGATGTTTGCGAGGCGAACAATCTTTGTTCGCTTCTCTCCGTTCTTGACGCCGAGAAGGAAACGTCTGAGGATTTTCTTTTTGTCGTCTTCGCTGAGCTCCCTGACAGGGAAATCAGGCTCAGTTTTTTCCGTTGCCATTTGGCTTCTCTTCCACTGAAATGTTCTTGGTGGCTTTCCCTTCGAGGTCGCTCATGGCGGAAAGGAATTCTTCTTGCCCTTCGCCCTTCGGGTAGTGCCGAAAGCCGGGCGAGTTGCCGAGTGCGGAGTACAGCGGGTTGTCGGAGTTTTTACCCGCCAACCACCCGATGGTCGGACGCTTGCCGTTGAAGATCATCGCGTATCTGTCAACAACAGCACGGTCACCAACAATGGTAACAATTTTTTTAGCCGTGTCATAGCGAAATGCCATAATCACTTTGCCTTCGCGCAGCATATTCGATTCATCAATCATGAACGAGTAAAACATCAGCTAGTCACCCCAATACGCCGTCCCTGCGTGAACCAGTTCTTCACTTCCTCAAGAGCGTCAGCACCACCCTTGAGCTGTTCGACAAACATGTCGTACTTACTGCCAATGTAATCCCAATACTGGTCCCAGTCATTAAAACCATAGGGAAGAACAGCATTGGCTGGCATGTTTCGGCGCGCCATGTCAATCCAAGATTCTCGGCCTGCTGCCCGGAGAGCATCAGCGCGATCCAAAAGTTGCCGCACGGTACTCAGGACTTCCTGACGATATTCCTCGGCAGCAGCAACACCTCGCCTGCTAACCAGATCATCATAAACTTCACGCATAGTCGTCGGAAGTTCCATATCCATCAACGTGTAAACCTCGTTCAGATAATGCGCGAGACTGGAACCTTCCCTATTGCCAACAAGCCGCTGGAACATGTCATCACCCGGATCCATGCCAGCGTTGTTCGCCCACCATGTCGTGTAAGTCCTACCGAAGTCGATCGGCAAAACCACTGCACGCGGAACCGGAGGCGGCGGGTTCGGATTGTCTACCGTTGCCTGCGTCGCGGGCGGTGTGAAAATGTACCCAAGAGCGTTGCCGTCATGGCGGTCACCCATGTTCATCAGCCACGAAGCCACAAGGGCCTGAACTCTGGCATTCACGCCACGATCCTCAGCCTGATCCAAATGGGCGCGATCAAAGTTTCGGGCTCCACGTGTGACTTCTTCACCAGCAGCCGCAGCGTTCGGCGCATACGGAACGACAGCGACAGGCTGGCCTGCGCCATCCACCCCGTCCCAAGTCGCGCCATCAGGGCTCAGTCCAAGTGCCGCCAAAACGTTGTATCCGAGAACTTCGTCACCAATTGAGTCGATCTGATATGGCTCACCCTGATCGCCAGTAAGAGAGGCGCCTTGGCTCCTCTTCATCACGTATCCCTGACCGGTTGGCCGACCGTTCTCGTCACGAACCAAGTAGATCTCTACGGTTCCCATCGCTCCCGGCTGCTCGATCGTGCGATAGTAGAAAGTATTGTTGGTGTCGGTCTCGCGCGTCGACGAGTTGTTGCGAATTGCCCAACCCCAATATTCGTTGGGAACTTCGCTCAACGAACCGCCAGCTCTCACATGATCTGCGGCCGCATTCTCGTCGGTGATGTCTGGGTTGACGAAAGCGGCCGGGTACGATGCCTGACTGGGCCCAACCTCACTGAGACCACCAGCCATAGTGGGATGGTCGGACTGAGGCTCGGGACCGCTTCCGTTGAGTTTAAATTTCTTATGTAGTTTGTTTTCGTTGGTTAGAACGGCAGCAACCTCGTCAGGGTTGATGAAATCCTCTCCGCCGATCTGCTGCCTCTCGTCAAACGTCCAAATTCCTTCTGAAAATTCGGCGTTGTTTTGCATCCATGCACGAACGGCCTGCTTGCGGTCTTCTGAACTGTCACCAAACTCGAGAGCATAAATGAGTTCCAGATACTGTGGACCATAGATGCCCTCAGAAAGCGATTCATCCGCCAGAGCCTCAATAAGCTGTGCCTGCTCCTCGGTCTTGATGATCGAATCATTCCCAGCACGGAAATCCTGCAATTGATCTCTGGCCCTCTGCCACATCGATGTGACATCCGAACTACTTTCTGTCCTGTAACCGAAACGTCCCCAAACGTATGGCCCATCTACAAAGCCGGCGTGAACCTCAGCATCGGTGAAGCCTGCGCCCTGAGCGAAGTTCCAAACCCTGTAGTTGAACGCTGTTGCCAAACCACCACCACGGGAAAGTGGCCTATTGGTTGGCGGCATAACAGATTTGCCGCCAAATTCATCAATGTAGACACGGAAACCCTCTGGTAGATCGTGGATCTTCTGGCGCATATCTTGGCCGTTGTCCATCATGGCAATCGCCTGATAGACATCTTCGCTGATTACACCAAGGTTGCGAAGCTCGGGGGCTGAGTTTGAATAGGTGTCAATGTACCGGCCTTCGCCATTAACCGACCTTTTCGTCCTCTGCAAAATCTCGCCGTTCTCGAGGTCGTGAAGATTGATTCTCAGCAGGTCCATCATCACCCGGTTCTCGCTCGGGTTAAAACGGCGTGTGAAATTGCCAACACGGATAAACGACCCCTGACCGTCGGAAGCCATAATTCTTCCGTTGACCTCAAGTTCCCCACCGGTATAACCAGAGCCGACCGACACATCTTCTAGTTCAACTCTGAACGCGCGTCCGTCGGGTGCGACGTAAGAGAAGTTGAAGACGTCATCAGCCCAATCCCGCAGGGCGCCCTCCGCCCCCTGTATGCGACTTTGCTGATCTTCCCACGCCATCAACTCTTGCTGGTAGATTTCAAATTCTTCTAAAGCAACGTTGTACTGCTGCTCGGAATCTGGATCAAGCCAGTTTCCCTTGTCGTCGGTGTAATCATCCAAGTCAGGCTCGTCAACCTCATATGGCTCATCAAGCCAATTGCCCGGATCTAGGTCGCTGAAAGCATCTCGGGCGCCCCTGTTGAAGCTGGAGTTATCCCACGGCAAATCGTCAGGATCAAGCGGGTTGCCGTCATAATCACGCTGGCCAGAAACAGCACTCCGACGTCGACGCGCCCAAACATTTCTCAGTTTGTCAGTCAGCCTCTGACGAACATCATCATCAACGTCAGGAAGGTTGTCCGGCATATTCGGCACGCCAGCAGGAACCGGAGGAAGCGGCTGACCCGGAACATCGCGGGTAGCCAAGATGCCGCCCTGCCTGCGCTCAGCAATCGCCCGCTGAACGCGCGCCAATTTTTCAGCCCTATTGTTCTCGCTCGGATTGTTGTCGCGAATCGAACGGGCGATCTGGTTCGCAAACCGTCGAATACGTTCGTCGTTGACGCGTTCACGAGCAGGGTTAGGCGCGAAGCCGTTTCCGATCGCGTCAATGTTCGCAATAAAATTGTTCAACTCGACATCGCTCATCCGCAAAATATTTTCGGTTGAAGCGTTCAGGTAGAAGTCAACGTCATTCATGGCATCGTTGATGTCGAGCCACAGCTCGTCGAACTCTTCAAGAGTCGGCGCACCGGGGACTGCGCGAGCAGCAAACGCCTGAGGTTCAGCCCATGTGACATCCGCCAACATGCGATCAATCGCCGGACCCAACTGCCCGCTTTTATCCCCATGGTAAAGGTGTGCATTGAGGCGCTGAGCCATCTGAGAAAGTGCGCGATACCTGTTGGAGATATCCGTCAAAGTTGGTGCGTCATTGTCGCCGCGAAGCCAAGCGTCCACATCATCAGTGATGTCGCCAATTTCTCGCAGGAAGCCATCACGGTCTCTTACGATCTCCCCATACGTTGCGCGGTTGAAGCCGAATCGTTCCTCAAAAGCGGCATCGAGATCCATTTCTCGAATGCGTGGTATTTGGGCAAGGGAACGACCGTCCAAACTCACAGCGTCAGGAAGATTTTCTTCGTTGAGATCAGTGCCGAAATTGAGACTATTAACCCGGTCCCGCAGACGACCGTGGTAATCCATCCACCCCGCCAGCGCCCTCTTGCGATCCTCGTCAGGAAGTGTCGCCCATCCAAGCAAATCATTTTGAGTTGCGCGTCTCCGCATCCCTCCGGACACGAGCGCCTCTTGGATGCGCATCTTCGCGCGGTTTACCTGTGCAGCGTTGGAAGCGGCCGCTTCTTGTCGCGTCGGAGGTTCAGTCGAGTTTCGGGAGAGATACGCGTAACGCTGAAGAATCTGATCGAGACGATTCAGATCGCCTTCGGACATGGCACGCATGAACTCTTCGTCCATGTTTTGCGCCCAACGCTGAAGCAGTGTCGGACTGTCATCGTCCGACTCACGCATCGCGACGGCAAGAATGTCGTCCCAACGGCGAGAATCGATCGCGTCGTCGATGTAAGCGAACTCCTCAGCAAAATCAGGATCAGTGTCAATGTGAACGTCATCACCTTCGACATCGTTCAAGCCGATTCGCGAAGACCTATCCTCACCACCGTCAGGCAAATCAGGACGTGAAGGAGACTCGAGTTTTTCTCGTCCAGCCTCGATCAACTCCGGCGGCGTACGAGGTCCAACCTCATCACCGCGGTCGACAAGCTCATTGATACGTTCCTGAACGAGAGTGAGGTTGTCAGCCAGTCGGTCGTCGTCCTGATCCATGATCCGGGACTCGATCGAATACAGCTCGCCGAGACCAAAATCCTCAACGTCTTGAGGTGCAAGCTCACGGTTGATGTCCAAGTCTCGTGCGCGGCGACGTTTCGCCTGACGCTCAGCAACAACCTCTTCAGTCGGACGACTTGAAACACGTCGCGACGGCGAGCTCCGAAGTTTTTCATCACGGATCTGATGTCGCGCAAGGCTTCGGCCACGAACCTCATCACCTTCACGGGTCAGTTGCGCGTTCGGACCATCGCCATCATAGAAACGACCCCAACGTGATTCGTATGCGTCACGGCGACGTTGACGGGCAGCAGAATCCGGGAAGTCGGCACCGAAATCCCTGTCACGCCAATACGGACGGAACGGCAAACCCTCAGAACCAAAAGTGACATTCGCGTCAGTGACATCGGCCGTGCTGACCTCGACCGGTGCGCGATCCGGGTCCCTGCGACGCCTTTCCCTTTCGTATGCGAGGCGAGCCAAATTGTTGAGGTAACGCTCACGTTGCGCGGTGGACAGCGCGCCAAAATCCGCATCGTCGTAAGCGTCAACAAGCTGCCTTAGTTCACGGTCGCCCATGTCGGCGAAATCTTCATCTGCCATGTCGCGGAACGCGTCACGGCCGTTGATCAAAACCTGCCGCTCGGCTTCCGGCGCATCCCGAGGCGCTTCAGGAACGTCCGCACGTGGCGCGTCAACATCTTCAGCCTCGACACGATCCGGAATACCTTCACGCTGGCGGCGAGCAGCAGGACCAGCCGGAGGACGACGGCCCGGACGTTGACGTCGGGTTCTAGCAATTTCCTCTGGGGTGCCCGGACCGTCAATGATTCGCTCACCCTCGCGAGGTGTGGGCAGGCCACCTTCGGCTTCGACGATGTCTCGGGCGATCTCGCCGGCAACATCTTCAATTTCGCGGTCTTCGTTTGCGTCGCCGGGGGCAGCATCCGGGTCTTTCTCAGGGAGATCTAAACCGCGACGCAGTTCGCGGTCGATACGACGTTGCAATTCATCGGTGGCTTCATCACCATTCCGGGCACGCCTATCGCGCCGGTTTTCTGAAGTTCTACCCCCGCGCGAACGGCCATCCCGATCACGTAAAAGATCACGCGCAGTGTCGGACACTCGATCGATGATTTCGTCAACACGTTCGTCGCGCTCGGTTCCACGGCGACGTCCTCCACGTGCCGGACGGCCATCAGCGGCTGGCTGGTAATCGCCAACTAGACGGTCGACTGCCCTGCCGATCGCAGCGCGGGCACGACCACGCCAACCTTCCTGCCGCTCAGCTTCAGCACCAACCCGACTACGCCGCGGGGTTCCCGGTTCAGGCCGATCCCGGAGCTGCCTGTCGACCAGACCGCGATCAGCGGCCACGGTCAGGAGAAGCGGGTATCGCTGAAGGGTGTCTTGGAATTCGTTGGTGTTGATCAGCGAGTCAGGATTGTTGAGTAGTTCTTCGGCGGATTCGATTTCGTCCAACAGCGCTTCGTCGCTGAGATTGGCGGCAATCTCCATCTGTTCGTTGATGCCGAGGTCGCGTCGACGTCCGGTCCTGTTGTCGCGCTGTACGGCACGCGGCTCGACACCTCGACGAGCGGCACGGCCACCCTGCGAGGGGGTCCGTCGGCCGCCGCCCATCAGGAAGTTGGCTTCTGGAAGATCTCTCCGCTCACGGTCTTCAGCTGCTGAACGTTCCAGCTGGAGAGCTCCAAGCCGATCCTGTAATAGTTGACGTCGACGGCCAAACGACAAATCGATGTTCTCGCCACGGTCCCGACGCCGCTCGTAATCCCGGTCCATCTGACGAAGCTGGCGCCTGACATCCTGAATGTCGTTAATAATGTCTTCTGTGGTTCGCTCGCTGGGGGCTTCGACCGTGCGAGGAATCGCATCGTTCCCTAAGTCGAACGTCTCTTCCACATCAGTCTGATCATCGCGACGTCGGCGGTCAGCATCAGCACGTGGAGCATCGACATCAGTACGATCATCACGACGTGGCGGCGGCAAAATGACATCGTTGCCCATGTCGACAGTCTCATCGCGGCGTGGGCGAGGACGGTCAGACGGCGCCTCGTCACGGCGACGCATTTCTTCTTCCAGTTCACGGCGACGACGTTGGAAACGTTCCCAAACCTCGGCCGCGCGGCGGGCATCATCCCACCGGGATGGCTCACCACGACGCCTGCGGGTATCCCCAGCACGACGACGCTTCTGCCTATTGCGTTCACGCAACAGCATCTCAGCCACAAAACGAAGATCATCAACAGCGCCGCCAGTGCCACGGCCCGGGTCGTAGTCGCCAACCAAAAGCTCAACAAGATCGCGTGCCGCCCTCCGACGCCGTGCGATCTCCGCCTCAGTTCGTGCGCGGCGACGAATACGTCGTGCTTCTCGGCGAGTCTGCCGAGCAACCTGTCGCTGTCCACGCTCAGCCGCACGCTGAAGACGTCGAGTGTCACGTGCAGTTTCTCCAGCCTGCTGACCTGCGCGCATGATCGCGCGACCAATACGTCGAGTCAAGCTGCCGCCACAACCGCGACCAAAACGGTCGGTGATCCGGCCGCCGTACATTGTGCCGTCAGGACAACGCCAGCCTCCACCCGGGCCGATGTCACGGTCGAAAACAGCGCGAACTCCTTTGACTTGGAGTTCCAGCGTCGACATTTTTTGCTGCGTGTAATAGTGGTTCACCTTGAACTGGGCCACCGCAGCACGATCTTCCGGACTGAAATCGCTCAAAGGCTGGAAAATCACTGAAGGTCGCTGCCCGTTCTGGGCGCGAACACGATTCGAGATCACATGACGCGATTTGGTTTGACCGAAGTCCTCCTCAGCCAGAAGGTCATCGCTGACAGTGTGCAGCAGCTTCAGGTAGTTCTCTCGCTGCAAAGTGTTCCGAAGAGCCAGCACACTTTTAGTACTAAACACGACCGGGGTGTCGGTTACGAAGTTGGCGGCAAGACTTTCGACAGCATCATCCAACGTCTTTGCGTTCTCTGAAGCCCACTGCGCCCAACGCTGAGCACCCTTCGTTGCGCCAAAAAAGTCAATGGACGAATCGTCGTGGACGATGACGCTATGCGTATACCCAGAAATACAGTCTTTGACGACAGTTATTTTCTTACTCATCGCCCTCTAGTCCAAGAATCTGGAGGATTGCGTCTTTTGAACGCTCCAAAGCTTCGAGGCGGGTGGAGAAAAGATCCTCCAAGATCGCGAGATGTCGCTCTTCGCCCTCAGAAAGTCTACCGTCAATAGAGAGCTTTTCACGGTAAAGAGTCCAGTCAAATTCTTGCGCTCTTTGCAGAAGCTGATCAACAACTTCAAGCATAAGTTCACGGTCTTCTTCATCGACAAAGTTCCGACCGTATGACTCCATAGTGTCTTGGAAAAAGTCTTCGGGTCCGATGTTTCGGCGAAGCGCAAGCTCCGACTCGCTCAACCCGATAAGACCGGCAGGAGGGCCGATTGTCACGACACCATCAACCTCATCTCCCTGACGGGCAACAAGAATCGAAGCAGGTGAACGCTCCCGAGTGTCACTCAACCAGTCAGCAGTCTGGACCGCGAGGATGATCTCACCGGGAAGATCCTCCGGACCCATCTCCGGGTCGATCTCCACATCTTCGACGACCTGATCGGGAGAGCGGTAAAGGAACGGACGCTCATCTCCTTCGCCAGCAAACTTCACGGCCGGCGCCTGCACCCCAAACTCGCGCATCAGCTCCGAGGTGTAATGGGCAGACATGTGCTCAAAGGGTTCGTTGTTTTCTTTGAGCATGATGCGTCGCCCATCTTCACTCTCGAAAAGACGGAAACCGTCACGAAGCTCGCGATCCTCGTAAATGTCGGATCGTTCTAGAGCCTCAACAACAATCGCCGGAGCGAGATCCGCCAGAAGGCCACCCTTGTTGAGGTGTTCCACACCTTCTTTGAGCGACGTAATTCGTTCGCGAGAAGAAGGAGCAACACTGACAGCATCATCAGGCTCGGCAGCAGCTTCTGCTTCGTCGGGTTCGGCAACGTCTTCGGTTCGTTCATCTGGAGGATTGATGAAAGCATCGACCACCCACCTCGGTTTCCCCTTGCCCTCACCGGAAGACTGAACCTGTTCAGGGTTTTTGACGTCGCCGAAATCTTGCGAGAACTCGAAAGCGCCGTCTGACTCCTCGGCTAGGAATTTGAGACGCGCAGCCGGATCCGCGTCGACGTCCAAATCCGCCGCAGTATTTACATCCTTACCCAGCTGGCGGCGCTCACCCGTGGAAAGATCACGGGTTCTATCTAAAGTCAATTGTACACCATTAGGCGTAACGTAAACCAGTGTCGTGACACCAGTGTTCGACAAGAAACCCAGCTCCTCGCCGCCAATCGCATTGGCGTTCCGGACAGACTGAACCCAAGCGGCCTCTTCCATGTTGCGGTTATCGGGAACGCCACGCAGCTCCGCCGACGAAACAACAGGCACCATCACGTAGCCGTCACGACGCACGAGAACAGCCGAAGCAGCATCCTGATTAGCCGCCGCCGAGACAGCATTCTTGATACTCGACGAACGTGCTTTCCCGTCAGCTTTACCGACAGGCGGAACATTCGCAGCGCGACTCGTCATCAACTGCACCTGCGAGGCAGACACAACACCACCAAGCCGCTCGCCTTCCCCGCCACCTTCAGGGCGAGATCCGATCGCACGGAGACCACGAGTTCTGAACACCGCCTGCGCCAAAGTTTCACGAAGCGAAGGGATGTCGAACAGCTGCTTGCCGCACGTAGAAAAGTTCGCGTCCGTAAAACGGCCACCAAACTGGAAACCTTCCGGACACCGATAGCCGCGTTCCGGCTTGCCAGAAACACGACCACGACCAGAGCCGCCGCCCGGCGTCAACGCGCGCGCAATGCCAGAACGGACAGGACTTCGCAACGGGCTGACGTTCCCCGGAAGAAGCGTGGATCCGACAGCCTGAGCGGCCTGACCGGCACGGCTGCTTGAACCAACCGTCCCAACAACCTTTTCCGCGGAAGCCCGCAGCGCACCAGAGCGATACAGCATTCCCTTGTACTGAAGTAGCTCATCGGAACCGTCGAGCGGCTCGTAAAACAAATCAGTAGGGATCGCACCCCACAACTCTTTTACGTGGCGCGTATACGCGACCCGGACCGGACGGCTCATCTCAACACCCGCAGCCGCAGTCACCGTCGCCCTTCATGCGACCGTGCTCCACCCAGTTGCCGTTCTCGTCCTGACCTTCGTGGGCCCAGATCGAATCGTCGGCGAGATATTTCATGAACCCGGGCTCCGTCTCCATGAAGTCACCCAGAACTTTGTTTGCGTGATCCCAGTCAGCTTCTGTGATCACATAGTCGATCATGCCGCCGTCAGCATCTTTCTTTCCACGACGGAACCGGCGGGCGAGTCGACGCTCCCATTCCTTGTCAGTCCACAGCGAGCCGCGCGTACCTTTGCGAATTTTGCCGCGACAGTTCTTCATGCCCGGATGATGGCAACCCTCGTTCGGCCACAGGCCAGTCGTCTCGTGGTGCAGCCAAGCGCAGATCCGCTCCAGCGGGTACAGCTCAGGGTGGTTCGCCAGAATGCGACGGCACCGACGGAAGCCACCCGGCTTGCGCATGATTGGACGCCAGTATCGAAGGAGTCGCTCAAGGTTTCCTCGGCGCGGACCGTAACCACGCAGAATGTCACCGGAGATCCGCTCCTGCGGAAGGTCCAAAACAGATTGGAGTGCCGGCGGCGTGGTTGCCTTCTCTTCGATGTTGTCGTCCATATCTACCTCATCCACATCCACAGTCAGCAGAGATCCCAGCGCTCAACCGCTGATACAGCCGAGTGCGAGACTCAGCGAACTTCTGTCGCAACATTCCGATGTCTGAACTGTCAAACGTCTGAAACGTGACTCGTTTTACGAACACGTTCGGACTGCGCCCGTAACCCAAATGTCGGGTCGGTGGAAGCTCTGCCCTGAAATGGTTTTTGCGGCTGACGTCTTCAGCGGAAGACGACCGAGCAGCAGAGTTCCATCTCCGTCTGTTCGCAACGCGAAGAGCCGCTTCCTGTCTATCCACTGCGACAAATCTTTCTGTGTCACCCCAACACGAGGGGATTTAGCGTCAGAGGAACTTCTTCAATTCCTCTTCGGCAGTCAGCATCTCGAATTCGAGAAGATCCTTCATCAGCTGGGAATCCTGATCGGACCCGACAACATCGGCCGACTTCTCAGCAGCCTGAGCCTCTTCCTGAATCTTCTTCGGCACCCAGTTCTCGGGGATCAAATCTTCCTGACCGAGGTCCAAGGCGCGCTTCATGATGTGGGCCTTCGCCTTTTCCTTGTCCTTAGCCCGGCCGTAAGCCTGAATCGCGTTACGAAGATCGGCGACATCCTTGATCGGGAAGGAGCCATCCTCCATCGCCATGCCTTCCTTCGCCATCTCCTCACGCTGGTCTTCCGAATAGGCGCGCTTCAACGCGAGCTCAGCAGCCTCAGCCTCAATGTCCTGAGCTTCGGCAGCGTCATACTCGTCGTAGCCAAGAACGTGGCCGTCGAGAGAGACAAACACGTCGTACGACTTCCCGTTCACCGCGTCGATCTCAAACACCCAAGAATCGAAACCTTCGAAGATGTCAGAGTCGGCCTGAACGACCATGCCCTTAGTTTCGATTTCGCTTTCGACGACACCGAGAGCGATCTCCTCGGCAATCTTGATGCTCACGTACTTGGGGGCAGCGCTTTGGATTTCGCCTTCGAGAGACTTCTGACCCATCGCGGCTTCAATGTTCTCGGTGTTGAGACGGTGGAAGTTGAGAAGTTCGCCGGTGTCACCATCGGCGATGATCTCGATCGCGTGCCCGTCCTTCGACATGATGTCGACGACGAACAGGTTGCCGAAGTCATCTTCCTCGGTGCCGGTGTAGCCGGAGGCGAGCACCTTGCCGCCGAACATGTCGAGAGCCATGCCCTCAATGTCAGCGATGCCGGGCATGTTGCCCTCAGCGGCGCATCCACCCGGACAGTTCGCGCAAACCTCACGGTCGTTGGGGAAAGCCTTCCGCTCGAACTGGCAGATGTACGAGTCTTCGAGGTTGAGTTCGTCGGACTTCTTGCCGGCGACGCGCTTGATGGCGCGCATGCGACCCTCCATGGTGGGGGCCATCGCGTTGCCCTGAGGCTCAGCGTCTTCCTCTTCCTCTTCCTCTTCTTCGTCGTCCTCTTCTGCCTCGACCTCGACCTCGACCATGGCCTTTTTCTTCATGGCCATTTCGCCGTCGCCGGACTCCTCGTCCTCTTCGTCCTCTTCCTCGTCGTCGCCGTCTTCAGGCATTTCGCCCTCGGGCTCCGCCTTTTTCTTCATGCCCTTTTCGTCTTCTTCCATGTCCTCGTCGTCGTCGGACTCTTCGTCCTCTTCGCCCTCGACCATGTCAGGGGCGTCGACCGGCATGGCCTTCTCCTCGACCTCGGTCTCGACAACATCGTCAACCTTGGCCTCAACCTCTTCGGCGACCTCTTCGGCGACCTCTTCGACGGTTTCTTCAGCGTCCTTACTCATGACGGCCATCGCGCCACAGGCGCCACAAACCTTGCCGCCCTTGAAGCCGCACTCTTTAGCTTCCAGTCCCTTGGCGCAGGAGACGACGTCACCGTCGGCGCTGACCTTGAGGATTGCCTTTTCTTCCTGCTGATCCATCTCTTCCGTCTCCTTGTACTGCATGGCTCGTGACAAGCAGCCCTTGGGATTGGAGCACCCGTCACATGGTTCCATCCGTTTCTGTCCGGAAGTCATGCAGAGGTACTTATTGCCGATTTTCTCTAAAGCTTTTTCTTCGCTCATTTGGTGTTATCCAGTTTATCTAAGACGTTGGGCACCCAGCGTAACGGATATGTGTCACTTGGCTGAATAGTCATCAAATGACGACACAGCGTTACGTAGGGCGGATTGGAACATCTCAGCGTCACCAGCAACGGACTTTACTTCAATTCCACGCTCAGTGATGAACGTCTCAGCTCCGTAAAAATCCAACACCGGATCGATGTGCGATTTGAGAGCGAAAAGATCAGACATGGCGGCCTGAACTTCAAGCTCTTCGTTTTCTTTCATTTCAATTTCAGCGCGTCCACCAGCGGCGATCACCTGCTGAAGGATCTCCATCGCCTGCTGCAACTTCTCAAGGTTGCTGGCGGAAATCACGCGGCCAGCCTTGACGTCGATGTCGTCTTCGATGGCGGACTTCATCATCTCGCGCAGACGGTCAAGGACACTCATCGGCCGCGAGCCACAGCCACCCTTCCCGCCGCATCCACATCCGCAGCCCTTTTCTTCCTCGGGCTCCTTGTAATCATCGTCACGCTCAGCGTCTCCGCCGTATCCGCCTTCCTCGTCGCCGTCCTCGATGACGGTGTAGAAGGTGCGGACTTGGACCTGTTCGGGCTCACCGAACATGAATTCGTTGTCGACGTAACGGAACGAAACGCGCATGGTCATCGGCTTGCCGTCGTGCATGTGATCGAAGACCACTCGGCCGCCGCGAATTTCGCGGATCTTGGCAGGGCCGCCGAATCGCTTAGCGAGCTCGTCAGAAAGACGACGCATGATTGGAGGCATGTAGCCGAACTGAGGTGACCAGTCACCCTTTTCGTCGATGTTCTCGATGAGTTCCTGATCGATCTCGTCGAGGGCTTCGTCGATTTCTGCCGACTTACCCTTCTTCTTCTCGTCGACCTTCTTCATGGCTTCCCGGACCACATTCTTCATGTAGTCCTCGCCACGACTCCCCACGGCCAGCCATTTGATCTGGGCGATTACGCCGGGGAGGCGAAAGTCTCCCGCGTGCCGGGCCACCCACGCCTCGCGCAATTCGAGGGCGTTGATCTGATCCGGGGTGGTCGCCGTGCCATCCGCGTCGGCGATTTTGGTGAGAATGCTGTACTGGGCGTTGCCCTTGATGTTCCCGCCTTTTGCCCAAATCTCTGGATAGTCCTCTTTGATCCGTGCGGCAAATTCCCTGTCAAACATCTTCCATTTGCTTTTACCGAAAGATGTAACTTCGTCGTCTTTTTCTTCCGACTTGATAGAAATGGTACCAGTCAACTGGTTCGCGCCATGCAGCACTGGAGAAACTTCGTAAAGTTCAACTTCCCGCAACAAATTAGCCTGACGCTGATTGTCGTAGATCGCATCGAGTGTCTTGTAGCCGATCGACCACTCCTGCTCTTCACCATAGAAAGACACATTCGCGAACGCCTCGCGGCCCTTCTCGGACTTGAGGTTGAACTGGACCTTGGCGAAAAGGCCGCCAATGCCTGCCGCTTTCATCTTTGCGGGCAGGCGACGATCCTCCGGCCCAACCTCGTAGATCTCAAGGACTTTGCCGATCGGGTGGTTCCAGTCGTGACCCCAAACGACCCGCGGCTTGCGGCGCTTCAGACTTTCAGTAAAAGCTCCGGGCAGGACAATGTCACCGACGCTGTCCTTGTTCCCCACACCAGAAACGAAGCACTCGACGATACCCTCGGCCTCATCGACATTGATTTGGCCGCTAATCGCCTTGAATTCGGTCGCATGTTCGGTTGCTGTCGGCATGTTTCACCTCGCGAGAATGACATCTAAATGATACTCGCGAGAAGTAACACGCAGGGGACCAGATTTTACTGAAAATGACTTTTACAGAAAACCGTCAAATTTCAGTCTGCACCGACAGTTCATCGTTAAAGACGGCGGAGCCATCGGATCGCCCGGGAACCTCAACATCTCGCCATCCGGCAAAAACCCTTCGGCGATGTCAACGGTCTTACCCTCGAGGTTGCGATGCACCTCGCGGACCTTCTGGTCCAGACGGGTCTTCCAAGTTTTAGTCGGAGCGCCGACAGCGATACTCCCGAAGTATGTTCCAGCGTTCAGAGCGGACTGGGACTCATGCTCAGCCATCAGGCGACCACGACGTCCGATCAGGTTCGCGAAAACAGCACCAAGAGCAGCGCGAAGGAGACCGGACCGGCTGTCCTCGTCTTCCTCCGTCATGGCCGATGCCACAGTAAGAGCAGCGATCACTTCTTCCTTGGTCGTCTCGTTGACCTTTTTCGCACGCGCCACCTGAGAATCCAGATACTCGTTCAACTGCTCTTCATCGGGGGTGGCGTCCATCCCAGTTTTCTCGGCGATTTGCTCTGCGGCCTCGGCTGCCATCGCAGCAAACAAAGGCCTCAAATCATCTTCGAGCTGACGGTCCCAACCGGCTTGATCGAAGACAAACTCGGGATCGAACGTTCCTGCCGCAAGAGCTTTCTTTGACTTGGCCCCAAGGGCCTTCTCTGTAATTACTCGCTGTTGACGCTGGAAATAACGGTCGAGTGATCGGTCAAGAATGTCCGCCCAACGATCTGAAAGCCGGTCAGCTTTTTCTTCCCAATCATCAACAGACTTATCGGTCTTCGTCTCGATCGCGTCAGGCTGGCCTGACAGCTGACCTTCGGGAAGCGGCTCAATTGCCATGGCTGGCGCGGCTCCACCCGGAGCGGGAGCACCAGCCTCAGGGGCGCCGGGGGCACCGGGAGCACCGGGTGCGCCGGGCACCGCACCAGCAGGACCGCCCGGCGGAAGAGCCCCTTCAGGACCGCCGGCCGTCGGCACCGCCCCACCAGCCTCAGCAACAGGAGCCTGCTCCTCGGCACTGAACGGTTTCTCGGTGTTTGCGATCGGAACAAGGTTCGGGTTCGCCAGCAACTGATCCGCGATTTCGGATTCCACCTTCTTGCGGCCAGTCGTGTCTCGATATTCGTTCGCTGAAATCAGGCCCTGCTGGAACTCCTCCATCCGATAACGGTGGCGTTCCTGCTTGGCGATGATCAGAATTGGTACCGAACTGGTATCAAAGTCGACGTAATACTTCGGGTCCAGCTCGTCCAGAGCGCGAGCGAGAGGCTCAAGGTGGGGAAGCATCGTCTCGAACCAGAAAACACGCGCCTCCTCGGAGGCGTTCGAGAACGTGCGGCCAGAAGCATTGCCGATGATCGATTCGGGAACGCCGAATGACGCGAGAATTTCTTCCTTCGTCAGCTGACGCATCTGGATGTATGCCGCGTCACGCGGGCTTGCGCCCGTGTCGACAAAGTCCGCACCATCATCAGAGGAAATGACACCAACAGATCCGGCGCGGTTCAGGTTGCCCCTAAACCTGCTGCGGAGCTCGTCTTTATCCTCTTCGTCGATTTCTCCACGAATGACGAGGAGTCCACCCGGGCGACCGTCGTTCAACAAAAAGTTGCGGTTGTAGGTGCGGGCCAAGTTTTCAATTTCGATCGCGATTCCCGCCGACTCCATCGGGGTCAACGACAGGTACGGGTCGAGCGGATGGGGTCGCCGCATCCAAAGAACTTTTTCTGGAGGCAGGATCATCTTTTGGCCATACGGCATGTCCACCTGATATCCGGAAACGAACTTGGTGGGATGCGGGATCGGCGCCGTGTGCTGCGGGGGGAGAAGGTTGAGTGCGATGACACTGCCGTCGCGGCCAGTGATTTTTTCGATGAAGACGCCTCGCGTCGACATCAACAACTGGCTAGACAATCGGTATCTGAAAACGAACGAGTTTTCAGCAGGGTTTGATTTTGAGTTCAAAATATCCAGAAGTGGATTTTTTCTCTCAACAATTTCTCCGTTTGGACTGTTGTCCTTCCGAAGAATCATGGGGAGTCGCGCTTGGTTGCCAGCAATCGCATCAATACAGCGGTTGACCCAAACAACCTTCTGCATCCCTTCGCGATACGCCCGCTCGATATCCCAAGCATCGCGATACGGCTTGCCGATGAAGCCGTTGTTATAGGAAACGGGTGCGCCCGGGCCGACACTGGCCGCCTTCGCGCTAACCCCTCGCGCGTCTTTGCTTTCCCTCGAGTTCCATGCCATGTTTATTCAGACCCCAAAAGGTAGCCGAAGACGCCGCAGGCGATACCCGCGGTGATCAAACCCGCCGGGGGCATAATTAGACCTACACCCACAGACGTAAATAGTATAAATGAAACCATGAGTGTGTTAGCGGCTATACTACGCCAATCGCGCATTTTTCTTCCTCGACTTCAGAGCGACATCTGCCCGATGCATTCATACTTATACTAACGTACCCGAAGGGGGGCGGAGGATCGGAATGGCCGACTGGCAAAAAGTTCTCGAATATCTGGAGCCCAAAGAGGCCCTCTTCTGCCCAGAAGAGTCCTCGGTAACACAAAAAGTCTTCCTGAGAACGAACGCACTAGAAGCACTTTTTGGAGGTGCGGCAGGCGGCGGAAAAAGCTCCGCCCTACTCATGGCCGCCCTCCAATACGTTGATGTCCCCAACTACAGCGCCATCCTGTTCAGGCGCACATACGCCGACCTCGCCCTACCCGGCGCGATCATGGACCGTTTCATCAACTGGATGGCCCCATACGACGACGTACGCTGGAACTCCAACAACTACACCGCGCAATTCCCGTCAGGCGCACGAATCTCGTTCGGATACCTCAACAACTCGCAGGACTACCTCCGCTACAAGGGTGCCGAGTTCCAGTTCATCGGAATGGACGAGGTCACGGAAATTAGAGAATCCGACTACCGCTACCTGTTCTCCCGTCTGCGTCGCCCAGCATCCGGACCGCTCGCCAAAGTCCCACTCCGAATGCGGGCCGCATCCAACCCAGCACCCAACTGGGTTCGCCAGCGATTCATCGTTGAAGGTAAAACTTCGGGCCGAATTTTCGTCCCATCAAAACTGACCGACAACCCGGGCATCGACGCCGCCTCATACCGACAGTCACTCCAAGCCCTCGACCCAGTCGAGCGACGTCGGCTCGAAGAAGGCGACTGGTGGTCGACGACACTCGGCACAATGTTTGAGCGTGAAGGATTCGTCCTTCTTGACCCAATCGAAATACCAGAAGTTACGTCCATGGTGCGAGCCGTCAGATTCTGGGACTGTGCAGCAACCGAACCGTCAGCCTCAAATCCCGACCCCGACTGGACTGTCGGAACCCTAATGCTGTTCGATCAGGGTGTCGCATACATATTAGATGTAAAGAAAGCGCGCGTCCGCGGAGAGCACGTCGAACACCTCATCGCGCAGACCGCCTATGAAGACGGACGCCACGTGGCCGTGCGGATGGAGCAGGAGCCCGGATCGTCGGGCAAAGCCCTCATCGACCAGTACGCCCGCAACGTACTTCCCGGCTACGACTTCGCTGGAATTCGCGCGACCGGAGACAAAGTGACGCGCGCACGCCCATTCGCGGCCGCGGTCGCAAACGGAAACGTTCGTGTTGTGCGCGGTCCATGGCTCACCGACTGGCTCGATGAGTTCTCCTCATTCCCAGAAGCTGCCAACCATGACGACCAAGTCGACTCGGCCGTTGGGGCGTTCACACACTTGACCGGACTCGGGTTGCCGCAGAGGAAACGTGCCGCTATCATTCTCTGACGTACTACAACGTATCTAAGGAGAGAAATGAATACTGAATACGAGCAATGGCTTGCCGAGCATCGGCAGGCCATCATGAAGCTTTCCGATCTCATCTCGGCCGTTCGCAGCAGTGACCTCACAATAGAAGAGGTCGGCGATGTTGTCGCCGCCTTCGGCGAGTTCAAGACGAGTATCGGCATCCTCTACAACGAGATGCTGGCCGTCATGGGCAAACGCATGGGTGACGCCGATCTTGTCGTTCTTGAGAGCGGCGCGACTATCGAAAGAAAGTTCGCCAAGGATCGCAAAGCGTGGCAACACAAAGATCTTGCGGCCGCGGTGGCCGACCGTATCGACAAGATGTCGATCGACATGGACACCGGCGAGCGGCTACTGTCGTCCAGAGAGGTCGCAGAGAAAATGCTCGATTTCGTCCAGCCGTCGTACTGGCGTGTGGGCGCTCTCGACAAGATCGGAATCAGCGCAGATGACTTCTGCGAGTCCGGAGAAACCAAAGAAAGCATCGTATTGAGAAAGCCGAAAGGTGATAACTGATGTCAGAAATCTATAACAGGCTCGCTGAGCCGTTTGCCCCCGAGATGGAGCGCACCCTGAACAAGGGCGGCACCCGCCTCACCTATATCCCCGTCTCCGAAGTCATCACTCGTTTGAACCGAGTGTTTGGCGTCGGAGGCTGGAGCAGCCAGATCGTTTCCTGCAAGCGAGACGAATTGGACCCCGACTACATCGTGGCCTCCGTCACGCTCAGCGCACGTGTCGCCAACGAGGACGACAAGTTCACCGGCGGCTGGATCAGTCACGACGGCATCGGCGGTCAGAAGATCAAGCGCACCAAGAACGGCGACATCGTGGATCTCGGCGACGAGATGAAGGGCGCCGTGTCCGACGCGTTGAAGAAGGCGGCACAGCAGTTCGGTATCGGCCTGTACCTCGCCCGCGACGCTGACGCGATCGAGATGGAGATGGCCGAGTACGGCGCCGTACCGGTCAGCGAGTTCGACGAGCAGTACGAGCGGTTCAAGTCGATCCGCGAGGAGATGAACGACGAGCAGGTGGCGGCACTCCGCGAATGGTGGAACGAGTACGGCGAAGGCAAGCCGGTACCGAAGAAGAGCGAAATGAGCATGGAGATCCTGATGGCGATGACCACTCAAGCCGTCGCTATCCGCATGGGCGGCACGGTCGTCAACAAGTGAGCGTCTACACGCCGCCTCCACACCTGTCACCGTCGTCCATCGGCACGTTTCAGACGTGCCCTCTGAAGTTCAAATATTCGAAGATTGACGGCATCCGCGAGCCTGCCACCGAGGCAACGCTCATGGGTAACTTCGTTCACGAAATATTTGAGGCGTTGTACGCGCTCGAACCCGACCGCCGTGAAATCCTTGCGGCCAAAGATGCGGCACGCATCCTCTGGGATCAAAAGTACGAAGAGTTAGCGTCTGAAATTATCCATGAACGTCATCACAACGATTTCCGATGGAAGTCTTGGTTTTGTGTCGAAAATCTGTGGCAGCTAGAGAACCCGAAGAAGACACGAGTCGACCAGATCGAGTTCGAACTTAACGGTGATCTTGCCGGAGTCACGATGAAAGGTTTCATCGACCGGTACCACTACGATGAAAACGGCACAATCCAGATCGGTGACTACAAAACCGGCAAGGTGCCCTCCGCCCGCTACGAGGACGACAAGTTCACCCAGTTGTTCATCTACGCGGCGCTACTCCAAGAACTAAATCTTGGTGAGGTGTCGTGGGTGCATCTGATCTATCTCAAGGGTCCGAAGATGATTTCTCGAAGGGTCAGTGAGGAAGACATCGATGAGGTGACTGAGACCGTCGTAACGGTAAAAAACGAAATCGACAAACGATGCGAGTCAGGAATATTCGAAACAAAAACAGGTCCGCTGTGCAACTGGTGTTACTTCAAACCCAACTGCCCGGCCTTCAACTAAGGAGAAAAAATGAAACTCACAGATGACACCTTCGCGAAACTTGTCGCGGAGGATGTAAAGAACAAAGTAACTCCAGCCAACAGAAAAATGCTGATGGAGAAGCCGAATTGGGACAGGTGGGAGCGGGCACTAATCGCTCTCGTTGAAAACCTGAACGGACAATTGGAAGACATCGAGTCCGACATCGCGGCCGACAAGGAGCGGTACTCCGACATTGAGGATGGACAAATCCTTCTAGCCGAGTCCCTTGCCGCGTACGAGGCCCGCAAGAAAAAGATTGAGCGGTTCCGCTTCCACGTCGAAAACAAGTTGAGCGAAGTCAGCAAGATGATCGAGACCGGCATCCCACCGGAGGACGACATCATGACGAAGTTGCTGATGATGCAGAAGGCCATCAAGAAGCACAAGGAGATGCTCCACGAGTACACGATCGAGGCGACTGCGATCGACCGAGCCCTCTGGGATGTCTTGGACGGCAGGTGGTCATTCGACGGAATCAGTGAAGACGATCTCGCTGAACTTTCCGCGTGAAAAGAAAAAAGCCGCTAAAAGCCAAAAAAGGCCTGCAACAAAAGACGCCGCTCAAACGGGGAGGTAAGCCAAATTATCGATCTGCCAAAACGTCCAAGAAGTATGAGGAGCGTCGACCCTTGGTGGAACGACTACTCAAGGAAAGGCCGGCGTGTGAGGCGTGCCCAGTTTTCGCAGAACATGACGGACAGGTCACTTACGTCCGCCGTGCTAGCGTCGACATCCATGAGGTCGTCAGGCGGAGTCAGGGCGGGTCGATTCTTGATGAGGCTAATCTTCTCGCTGTGTGCCGCAGCTGCCATCGTCGTATCGGCGATTATCCTGCGCTGGCTTTCTCGTTAGGTTTAGCAAAACACGGTTGGGAAAAGGAGAACGACAATGAGTAAAAGTGCTGTAAAAGACGAAAAGACTTTGACCGAGGCCTTGAGGATGATCTCCTCGTATCACAACAGGCACGGCTATCCCCCAACAGTCAGGGAGATCGGTGAAAGTCTCTCGTTTTCCTCACCTTCCTCCGCCATGGCTGTAGTGAAAATTCTTGCCAGTCGCGGAATGATTACGATGAGGAACAGGATGCCAAGAACCATCATGATGACTGAAGCCGGAAAATTGAGGATCGAACAGAAATGAGATCCGTTATGGGACTCGACTTGTCGCTTACATCGACAGGCGTGTCCTGTGACGACAGAACGTGGACGATTGCCGCGAAATCGAAGGGCGCTCAACGCCTGTACGACATCCGCGCCAGACTCCGCGTAGACGTGGCGAGCAACCATCACCCCGGTGTTGTGATCGAGGGATATTCGTTCGCGAGCCGGAATAGTCAGGCGCACAGCATCGGTGAACTCGGCGGAGTCATCAGACTCTTGCTCCACGATTTGGGTATCCCCTATGTCGAGGTTCCGCCGACAGTTCGAGCAAAATTTGCTACAGGAAAAGGAAATGCCGGAAAAAACGAAGTTGTTTCAGCAGTATCGGCAAGAACAGGAATTGTTTGGGACGGAGCCGGAGGAGACGACCGGTGCGATGCCTACATCCTTGAGGAAATGGGGCGTGCCGTCCTCGGAAGACAGAGGCACGACTGGCCCGCCGCGAACCTTGCCGCACTCGAAAAAATCGACTGGTCAGAATTGGAGAAATACTGTGGCTAGAACGCGGCCGATCTCTCAAGTTGAGATCGAGCAAGAGATCATCAGGCTTACCTCGATGCTGGAGGACGAGACCGAAACTTTCGAAGCCCTCGCTGTAGATGCAGCCGAGAAAGAAGCCGACTACAAGGCATCATGGGCGAAGGAGTACCTTTCCGCGAAGGGCTCCATTCGAGAACGAGAAGCGTGGGCTGACTACAAACTAGAAATCCAGATCCACAATCACAAGATCGCAGAGGCGTTGGTGAAATCGAAGCGAGAAAGGTTGTCCTCGTTGCGAACCTCCATCGACGCCCTGCGAACCCTCGCCGCAAACGTAAGGGCACAGACATGAACCAGATTGATCCAACCCTCATGCCTTTCGCCGTTTCGATCGAGAGCCTCGTTCCACTCCCCGGTAACCCCCGTAAGGGAAACGTGGAAGCCATCATGGCGTCGTACCGTGAGTTCGGTCAGGTGAAGCCGATCGTGGTCCGCCCGAATGGTGACGGAACGTCGACTGTGGTCGCCGGGAATCACCAGCTGGAGGCGGCGAAACGTCTCGGGTGGGCCCAGATCGCTGCCGTTCAATACGAGGTAGACGATAAGAAAGCTACGGCGTTCGCTTTGGCCGATAACCGCACCTCTGAGCTGGGACACACAGACCCCGAGCTTCTCGACAACATTCTGAGCGCAGTTACTTTCGACTACGGAGAACTTCTCGATGGTCTCGGCTGGGACGAGTTCGAGTTGGCAGCAATCGGCGAGCAGGCCGATCGTCTCGAAAGCATCGCCGCGGACGATGCCGGATACGTCGCCCCACAGATCATTGAGCCGATTTCCCGACCGGAGATCACGCGAGAGGTCACATCCGAGGGGGAACGGATCGTTCCTACTGGCGAGGTCGACTCGAAGAGTGTTGCCGCAACCGGTAGCACCAGCATCGGGCAGTCCGGATCCCAGCAGGCTGTGGTCCAGTACACGCTCGTTTTCGACGGTGCCGATCAGCAGAAACGTTGGTATGATTTTGTTCGTTGGCTTCGGTCGGACCCGGGGTACGACGGCAACACCACGGCAGAACGACTCATGAATTTCGTTGAGGCTCACGCCGATTTCTGAGGTTGCAAATCCGGAAAATCGCCGGTAAGATAAAAGCAACACATCAACTACTACCTAAGGAGGCAAATATGATTGTGTTCTACAACGACGACTACGTTCTGGGTGCCGACGACTTCGACACCAACCGCAAGTCACAAGCGATAGCCAACGGACTCCCCGGAAGCTTCGACATCCAATCCCCTGAGGACCTCTACACCGAAACCGAGGCCCTCATCAGAACCGTCCACGACGAAAACTACGTCAACGCCGTAAAAGACGGCCACCCCGAACATCTCGCCCGCTCCAACGGGCTCGAGTGGGACCCCACCGTCTTCGACATGGCGCTCGCCCACAACGCAGGATGCCTTGCCGCCGCCAAGACCGCGGCATACCAAGGCAACGCGGTGGCGACGCTCTCGTCAGGCCTGCACCATGCCACATACGACATGGGTGCTGGATTCTGCACCTTCAACGGAATTGCGGTTGCGGCCTACTGGCTCGCATCGCAGGGACTTACCACGTGCATCATCGACCTCGACGCCCACTGCGGTGGCGGCACCTACTCGATGATCAATCACGACACGACCTACCAGTTGGACTGCTCTGTGTCGGCCTTCGACCGGTACGTCACCGTCGATGGTCTCGATCGTCAGATGATGTCCTCGACGGAACATTACATTGAGAACATCATGGACCTGATCCACGGCGAACAGTTAGATCAGATCGACGCAGACATCTTCATCTATAACGCCGGTGTCGACCCGATCAACTGCGGTGTCACTGCCGCACAGTTGGCG